TTTTTGTAATGCTGAAATGTTACTTTCAGTTGATAATATGTTTTGTGCTGTTGATACTGACGACGTAATACTGCTTATTCCTAAACCGGTTGTGTCGGTAATGCCTGCTTTTGCTCTGTTTGCTAATGCTCTTTGTACACTAGGGTCTAACATTCTTTGTGCTGCTACTTTTGCTTGTATTGCTGTTACCATTGATAATGTGCACCCGGTTTATCTTCATTAATAACTTTCGGTTGTTCTTCAATTGTTTCAATTTCTTTACGTTTTTGTTGCATTTTTCTTAGCACTTTGTTGCGTAAATCCTCGTTTTCTAATTCAAGACTTGATATTTTTTGTTTGAGTACTGCAATATCACATTCAGCGTCAGTGATACGTTGAATATACGTCTTGTCTATATTCTTCTTATTAAAAAACATATAGTTATTATATATATTATACATATAAATGTTTCGTTTATTCCAATAAGAATAATTTTTGTCGTCAATCTTTCAGAAACATTTATATACTAGCTTATTCACTCTTTTTTCCGCGCGGAAAAAGGTTGAAGTTGAGGATTTCAGCAAAACGCTTTAAATCCTCAGCTTCGCATTTTCTTGTTAGGGGTACATATATGTACCCCCAACAAGAAATAACGGCCGTAATGCGCTAAAAACATGCGAGGATGAGACTATGGAAGAAGTTATTGAGATGGAAAGTTGGAATCCGGAAAAACCGTATTTCGCGAAAAAAGATATTCTAGAAAAAAAACATCAAACCGAAGTGATTCGGGGTTATGCAATAAAAGAGGGAAAAAGAGTATTTTATAGGCTCGAAACTTATGACAATGTGTTTGGGGATAGACAAGTACAAATAACATCAACACAAGCTTCTAGAGTAAAGGATAAATCCGTACCTTTTAAAGTATGGTTTACATCTACACCGGTCGTGATTGATGGAAAAGACTGTTATTCTCTGAAAATGTCATTCGATAAAATTGAATGGTTTTAGAAATTATTTATTTTTTTTTTTTAACAATGCGACTATAGAAATTAAGCATGCGCTAAGCGAAGCTACAAAAGAACCCATACACATGTTTAAAGAATTACAGCAGTCTGTCATTTTCTCGTGTTCTCCTCTATTTGTTCTAAAAGAACTATTATATGCGCAATTGACTGTTCGTTTCCTTTAACATCCTTTACGTCTCTCATGTTATCAACTCTCTATTGTATATTATACACGATGTTATAGCGCCCGATGATGCTGCACCCATAACAATTGTAATGGCTTCTCCTGGAAGTATTTTCAAGTCTTGATTTGTCAAGTTTACTGCAGGGGTAGAACCTCCGTTATAGTATACTAAAAAATTTGTTCCTGACACTGTTTTATAGACGTATATGTTTCTATTATAATCAGTGTTGATTGATACGTTTTTAAGATACCATATCTCCCCTATAGGTACTGTATATGTATCTGTTCTAGTGGTATTGGTTGATATTGTTTGTTGTTGTGATGGTGTTCTAACTATTTCATCAGCATCCGTTGTAGGAATCAATACATCTGACAATACAAGAAAAGGATTTCCGTTCTGTTGAAGTTTAAACCTTTCTTGTAGTCTCGGATATATTGGCTTTTGAATTATTCCACTCATTAGATATCCGCCCATTGTATAACTGCGTTTAGCGGATTTGTTGATGCCGCGTCAGTTACAATCATTGATATCTTAGAACCTGCTGGTACTAATGAACTCAATGCGTAAAAATGGTCTTTTGTCGGAAATCCTGTTGTAGTGTTGAAGAATTCTCCTATTTTTACTTGATCAACATACAAATCAATTTTGGAATCTCCTGCTGCTGCTGAACCTGTTAGCGCAAATCCTGTGATTACTCTTCTGTTACCTTGTACGGCCCATAGTGTTCCTGCTGTTAAATCATATCCTAATACTGCTGTTGCAGCTAATACTGATACTTGACCCATTCCCATTATTTGTCACTTCCTTTTCTTTTTATTGAAAATCCCATTGCAGAAACATGCTTTCTTGCATGTTTGATGTAAGATTTTAATCTTCTTTCAGCTCTTCCCAAAGCTTTCGGATTAGCGTAATTCATTGTAGGTCTTTTGTAAGGTTGACCGTTTGCTTTTGTTTTTCTAGGCGTACCGTCTTTATTGAAGTAGTTGTATGCTGCTATTCCAACACCTATTGCGCCTACTGCAAGTGCTGTTGCTCCCAATACTTTTGCGCCAGTACTTACAAGAGGATTAATATCTCCTCCTGGTGCTACTCCTCCTGTCGGTTCAGAGCCAATGAAGAAGTTAAAGCCACAACCACAGAATGACAAGAATGGTGACCAACCTGATGTTCAAGGCGGTGAAGATTCTTATGAAACTATCCGTGACCGTAAAAAAGGTAGCACACCAAAACAAACTATGCAAGCAAATGCAGGTGCCACATTCCAATCTTATGGTGAAGAAACTGAATCTGACGAAGAAGTAATTGAAGAAGAAAAAAAAGAAGGTCATGAAGATGCTGCCGCAGACAAAAAATTAATCAAGAAAATGATTAGTAAGGAAAAAATGAAAGAAGATATCGATGCATTACTTTCTGGTGAAAATCTATCAGAAGAATTTGTTACCAAAGCATCTACAATTTTTGAAGCTGCCGTTATTGCTCGTGCTGAAGAAGTTATTGCTGAAGCCGAAGAGCAGTTAATAGAACAGTTTGAAGCTGCTGTAGAAGAAATCAAAGAAGATTTAGCTGCCAAAGTTGATGACTATCTAAACTATATGGTAGAAGAATGGATTAAAGACAATGAAATCGCAATCGAAAAAGGTCTCCGTGCCGAAATCGTTGAAGATTTTATCACTGGTCTAAAAGGTCTATTTGAAGAACACTACATTGATATTCCAGAAGACAAAGTAAACGTTGTTGAAGAGTTTGCCGAACAAGTTGAAGTGCTTGAGTCTGAATTAGACAAAGCAGTAACTGAAGTTGCGAATTTGAATGCACAAATTAACGTTTACAAAAAAGAACAAGTTGTTAGCGAAGTTTCAGAAGGTCTTAGCGAAGTTCAATCTGCAAAGTTGAAATCACTTGCAGAAGGTATTGAATTCGTTTCTGAACAAGACTACAAAGAAAAACTTCTTCTAACAAAGAAGAAATATTTTGATGAATCTACACAAGATACAGTCAAAAAAGCGGCTCCAATGGACGATGATGTTTCTACTATCGAAGAATCATTCTCTCCAGTAATGAGTCACTATGTACAAAATATTTCTAGAACACTCAAGAAATAAGTTTTTATAAATAAATTAAACAATACTCAAAGGAGAAAAACATGAGCGTAGAAAATCTTTTAAAAAAATGGGCACCAGTTCTTGACCATGGCGACTTAGCCTCAATCAAGGATTCCCACAAGCGTTCCGTAACGGCGCAACTTCTTGAGAACCAAGAACGTGCTTGCCGTGAAGATGCACAGGGTTCTGGTGGTTATCGCAACCAAACATCGTTGCTTTCTGAAGCCGCACCTGCTAATGCAATGGGCGCATCTTCATCTACAGCAGGCGATGGTTCAATCGACATTTATGATCCAGTTTTAATTAGCTTGGTTCGCCGTTCTGCACCTAACTTAATCGCATACGATATTTGCGGTGTTCAGCCAATGACAGGTCCAACAGGCTTGATTTTTGCAATGCGTTCACGCTATGCAACACAAGGCGGTACTGAAGCATTGTTCAACGAAGCTAACACAGCATACTCTTCTGCTGGTAGCGGTTATACAACACAATCTTCAACAGGTTCTTCACCTGCTGACTTATCTGCTGGTACAGAGTACACACGTGGAACTGGTATGACTACAGCAGTTGCTGAAGCATTAGGTGACGCAGCCGGTAATGCATTCCAAGAGATGGCATTCTCCATCGAAAAGATTGCTGTTACTGCTAAGAGCCGTGCTTTGAAAGCAGAATACACAATGGAACTTGCACAAGACTTGAAAGCAGTCCATGGTTTGGATGCTGAACAAGAATTGGCTAACATTCTTTCTACAGAAATCTTAGCTGAAATTAACCGTGAAGTTGTTCGTACAATCAACTTGACAGCTACAGTTGGCGCACAAGAAAACGTTACAACTGCTGGTACATTCAACCTTGACGTTGATGCTAACGGTCGTTGGTCTGTTGAGAAATTCAAAGGCTTGATGTTCCAATTGGAGCGTGAGTCTAATGCGATTGCTAAAGCAACTCGCCGTGGTAAAGGTAACATCTTGATTTGCTCTTCAGACGTAGCATCTGCATTGCAAATGGCTGGTGTTCTTGATTACACTCCAGCACTTGCAAACAACTTGCAAGTTGATGACACAGGTAACACATTCGCTGGTGTATTGAATGGTCGTATCAAGGTTTATATCGATCCATACTTTGCCGCAACATCTGGTACACACTATGCAACAATCGGTTACAAAGGCACTTCAGCTTTTGATGCTGGCTTGTTCTACTGCCCATACGTTCCGTTGCAAATGGTTCGTGCAGTTGGTCAAGACACATTCCAACCAAAGATCGGCTTCAAGACACGTTACGGTATGGTCGCAAACCCATTCGCAACATCGGCTGCTGACGGTGCATTAGCGTTCGCTAACAAAAACATCTACTATCGTAGAATTGCAATTACTAACTTGATGTAATTGATTAAGCCGAGAAACATCGGTATTCAAAAGAGGGCCTTAGGGCCCTCTTTTTTTGTCTGCATAAATAGAAGACAAGAGGAGATAATATGGCTACACTAACAACAATACCTGCAAATAGAAGTTTTCTTTCGAATAACAAATTTGATTTTGTTCTT